TGACTACATTTACTTTAGTTCATCCTCGCGCTGCCGAATCCTTACCGTGGCTGTATCAGTCTGTTATATAATAATTGCGTAAAAACAATATAAAAACATATAATATGCTTATGTATAATGTCTGCTGTAAAACAATCTAAAAAATCCAAATCTGTAGATCCAAAAGTCGTTGAACCAAAAGTCATTGAACCAAAAGTCGTTGAACCGAAGGCAAAGGTAGAAAAACCAAAAGAAGTAGATAATGTAGTAGTGGTTCCTCAAACGGAAGGTTCTCTACAAGAATCATTCAACGGTGTTGTTTCTTTACTAGTAGATATGAATGGTCTTTTATCTAAGGTAAAATCCAAAGTAAAAGTTTTAGAAAAACAAGTATCCAAAGAAATGAAAGTATTGGATAAAATCAAACAAAAAAAAAATAAAAACAAGGGTTCAAGAGCTCCAAGTGGATTTGTAAAACCTACCAAAATTAGTGATGAACTGGCTGGTTTTCTAAAAAAAGATAAGGGTACTATGATGGCACGAACGGATGTTACCAAGGAAATGACTGCTTATATCCGTGAGAACAGTCTTCAAGACAAAACGAATGGTCGCAAGATTATTCCTGATGCTAAACTAAAGAAACTACTCAAGGTATCCAATTCGGATGAACTTACTTATTTCAATCTACAAAAGTTTATGAGTCCACATTTTGAGAAAAGTGTAAAAGCCTAAATGAATATTTTTAATTTTTTTAATAATTTTTAATGTAAAATTATTAAAAAACTTTTTATAGTTTTAAATAAACGATTTTACTTGTTTTCAATAAAACACATAAATACAAACTATAGTTATTTTCTTTAACCATATGTAGTATTTCTTTAAGACATCCATTCGCATTTTTACTTTGTACCGACATATTAATATATTTATTCCAATTATAACCTTTTTTACCATTTTCGTTTGTTAATTTCATATTAAAATTTGTAGTTTTTAGTATTTTTTCAGTAGGCATAGTTTTCCATATATCATTAAGTATACCTCCAAATGTTTTTGTTGTAGATATAACTATATGATTAGAGTCTTTTATAATACATTCTTTTATGATTGATTTAGTAAAACTGGTTTTACTCATTTCATAATCTGTAATATATTTTTTTTTTGGTGTAAGTATGAGGATTCCTTCTTTAATTTCTATTTTATAATCTGCAATATGAGGAATAATTATAGGCTCTTCAGATAGGTTATTCATTCTATTATTTTTTAATATGATTTTTATTTCAATTTTTATCATACAAAGCCATATTTCGATTTGTAGTGGAAGTATACTTGATTTGGTCTAAATGTTTCAACCATTTGTCTTTTTTATGTAAATGTATAATAAAATTCATAAATTGGTCAACACTTTTTTCATATCGAAACATATTTTCCGACTCAAAAAAATCCATAGTTTCTTGTATGTAAAAAAACAATAAACTGGTCAATATAACATAACAAAATATACTGGTTTTTTCTTTATAATTATTATGTTGAATCAAATCTCGATATGTTAGGTGTTGTTCATTCAAAAACTTATTGGTCATTACACATGAATATAATTGTTCTCTTTTAAAATACTTATGAAATCTATGTTCAAATATACGAAATGATTTATTTCTCGACAACCATGAAATATTTATAATTCTTGCCCAAAATTCGGTATAGGTCTCAAATAATAAAAACTGACTTTGTATTGGAAAATATCGTTTCATTTTATAATAATTTTTATGACTATGAAAGTCAAAATCAAACAAATGGATACATTCATGAATAAATACTTTAAACCATTCTTCTTTACGATATAAGACAATATTATTCCCATATGTAAAACCAGTATTCATATATTCCTTTGTTTTTTCAAAGTCTGTCAAATAAATCGTAATATTATTATAGGTTTTTTGTAGAGAAGGTTTGCACCGAATAAACAATATAATAATTGTCTTTATTTTTTTAATATACTCCTTTATATGTATAGATGTCTCGCTATATAATTTTATCATAAAACGATAGTTTTGTTTATGTATCTTAAATATATATTCATGAAATTTTGTTTTATTTATATGATTTACAATTACATTTGGAAAAAAAAGTGAAGGATTTTCAACAACAGATACATTAGAATGTTCTACATAAGAATGATCTTTTATATGAATTTTATTAAATATATTATGTATTTGTCGCAAAGTATATTTTATATTCGGTTTATTTGTATCTAAAGAATATTTGTTCTTTAAAAACTGAATATTTTCTATAGTGTTCTGTGTAAATGTCATATATTATAACTTCATTTTTCTTTTCAATAGTTTCATTTTTCCACCTGACTTATTTGAATTTGAATTTGAAGAGACTATGAAAGAACTGTTCGATTTTACTGAATTAAAATTTTCATTCGCATCTTTATTTTTTTCTTCACCTTGTTTGTTGGAATCTTTATTGTTTTCATCACCTTTACCTTCAACTTCATTTTCTTCTTTACCTTCAACTTCATTTTCTTCTTCTTCAACTTCATTTTCTTCTTCTTCAACTTCATTTTCTTCTTCACCTTCTTCATTGGCATTTTCTTCTTCACCTTGTTTGTTGGCATTTTCTTCTTCACCTTTACCTTCATTGACATTTTCTTCATCACCTTCTTCATTGGCATTTTCTTCTTCACCTTCTTCATTGGCATTTTCTTCATCACCTTTACCTTCATTGACATTTTCTTCTTTACCTTCTTCTTCATTACCTTCTTCATTAGCATCTTGTTCAGGTTGTAATTTTGGTTTTACCATATTTGTCTCTAGACTATTTTTTTCATCAAAAGAATCTAATTCATCCAATAATACTAAAGGATCCGCAAATATCATTCGTAAAAAATCATTGTAGGTCATATTGGTGTACTTTGATTTGTATTCGTTTATTAAATCATAATTTATGATGGTTTTGTCTTGGATGAAATCTACAACACCATTAGTGTCATAAAACCTGAATGTAGAAACCAATAAATCGTAATCTTTGGCATATTTTTTTTTTAATATTTCAAATAATGGTTTGTATTTTTGTTCAAATTGCTGTTTGTCTTTATTTATTTTTTTTTTAATTTGAATAAGCATTTTAAAATCTTTGCTTAGAATGTATTCATATTTGGTTTGAACCATTTGTTCTAGTTTTAGTTTATTCATAAAATTATCAAAAATGAGCATAGTTCCTTCTTTATATTCTGTAGTATTTCCACCACGGACAAATTCATATAGACCTAACTTAGAGACAACATTTTCATATTTGACAACATAAACATATTTATATTCTATATTATCCAAAGACTTTATATCTCCTATCGCAATACATAAATCATAATGCGAATCGTTAAAATGGACACGTATTTTATATAGATCAGTAGTTTGTCCGTTTTCTTCTACAGAATTTAAATTGGTTTCGTACATATAGTCTTTCATTAATCCAGAAGATACAGATGCCATATTTTCCATAATTATAATATATATATATATATATAAATGCCAAATAAGACGAAAAAGTGTAAATCAAAATGCGTTCATTTACAAAGAGACAAATGCTACAAAGGGTGTATATATACTGACCATTGTAGATTATCTAGTAAATACAAATTGGATAAAAAAACGTGTAAATTATTAAAAAGAATAAAACAGCCTAGTATTCAAAGTTTTCGAATACCTAAAAAAGAGGTATCTTCTAATATTCTTCATCCAAGTGTTTCATCTTATTCACCAGAGATAAATAAAATATTGATTCAATCGAGATATAGTCCAAAATATGATATATTTGATGCTATTACACAATGTATCAACATAGATGTAGAAGAATACACCCTAAAAGATTCTATTTTGAAATATTATATCAATCCTAAAATCAAATTAAAAAATGGTGAATGTGTATCATATTGGAATATAGACGCTCAAGCATTATTTTTAGATAACTTATCCAAACACCATATTATAAATATAAATAATTTGATTGTCCCTAAACAATCATATTATAATTGTTGGTTTAATACAGGATTTATGATAAATTATATTAGCGATAAAGGTCGTAAATTCAATAAGTATTTTAGACAATATATGATTACAGGTAAAATGAAAAATCTTAATCCCTATTTAAAAAAACTAAAGGCACCATTATTTTTATTCAACATAGCTATAGAGGCAACCTTACAAGGAAACATATTGGCAAAAATTATGAATACAAATGATTTAATTGAAAAAATACACGAAGGAATTCCAAAAGAATATAAACCTAATATTACCAATAAAAAAGAATATGGAAATCCATATAATTATCAAATGACCTTATTGAATTATTTATCAAATGAAAAATATGCGTATCATGTCCAAAATGGTGTTTTATTATATAGTTATATGAAAGATTATGGTTATGTAAATGCAAATACAGATATTATTTGGGCAGAATTAAACCACACACAATCAAAGATAATAAATAACAAGGATATTTACTTAATAGACCAATATAAAAAAAAATATATATTAGATTCTTTATTGTTAAGAGACACGAATAAAACCCATTTTTGCTGTTTATTGACTATAAATGGCAAAGAATACAAGTATGATGGTGCATTTAGTCCTTCTATCATTCCTTTTAAGTGGAAAAATAAAATATTTTTAAATTCGAATAAAGATTTCTTTATGGAAGATAAATCTGTAATATGGAATATGCGTAATGGTTATCAAGTATTAAATTATTATCGAATATGAACTTTTACAAAATCAATAATATCCATACACTTAAACTTTAATTTTGGATTCACGTTTGGATGTGTTTTTATTTGATTTATATTATTATATAATCCTTCCCATTCTGAATGAAATAATAAATAATCTAATAATTCTCTTATAATGATAAAAATACTTTGTAATAATTCTTCTTTATATTCCATCTTAGTTTTATGTTCCATTTCACATTTTAGTGTTTTCATTAGTTCTTTACATAATTCAACCAAATTATCCAAAGAACAAATATTATATTTCATTAAATTACTAAAAAATAATAGACTAGCCTTTAATTGTTCTATCTTTTTTACATAATCACAATATTTATCGTAATCTTCATTTGGACTAATATATTCTATTTCACTTAGTAGTTTGCTATGTTTTGAAAAATTTTCTTGAAAAATCTCATAAAAAGTATTGTTTTTTTCAATTAATTCTTTGTATAATAAAGAAAATAATTTGGATAAATGTATATTAGAACTAGCAATTTGAAATATTTTATTCGTAATAATATCAATGTCCTTTGTTGTGGTTATATTTTCGATCATTTCAAACAATTCTAATTTTAACTTATTATAGTTTTTTTCGGTTAATTTATTTAATAATTTACATATGACTCCACAATAATCTTCTTGTTTGGGTATTTTAGTTATTTTGAATGGTTCACTTTTGTTGTGTATAAATAACTTTTTTTTTATTTTTGTAATGATCTCTTTGGTATATTCAGGAAATTCATATGGACTATAATCCATAGACAGCAATATTATTTTATCATAAGAATAATACATTATAATATATAAAACCTATTTTTATATTCGTTCTATATTATCTTATAAAAAAAAATAACTATATAATGGAGTTCAAATTGCCAATACAATATATAGATCATAAATATGTTTCATCTACTATAAAAGATGATATTGATATGAAAAATGCTTACAAAAAAATTTTAGGAGACACTCATTTAGAATGGACATCTTATTATACGTCTAATAAAGAGTTTTTACAAGATAGTCAACTTGTAATTAAAAACTTAGATGTTTCCTTTGTTGATTGCGAATCTATGATGGAGAATTATATGTCATTTCGTTCTGAAACAAATTTTAATGATAAATATCAATACATTAATATTTCAGCACTTGAGCCACTCAATCGTTCGGTTTTATTTTTACAGGCACTGAGTTTTTATAATATAACTTCTCCTATTTTTTCATTGGTTACTCCTATTTTTATTTTTATTGTTCCTTATTTTATATTAAGATTCAAAAACATTAAAATTAGTACATCTCAATATAGTGAATTATTACAAAATATGATGAAAAATACAAATCTATATAAATTATTTTATACAAATGAATCTATTACATTTCAACAGAGAACTTCTATATTTTCCTCTATTATTTTTTATATTTTTCAAATTTATCAAAACATTATTTCGTGCATTCAGTTTTATAATAATATCCATTATATTTCAGAATTTATTAGCGGTTACAAAGGTTATTGTATAAATGCTATAGACCAAATACAAAGACTTAATCATTATTTGTCTCCATATAAATCATATTCTTTATTTATAGAACAAAATAATCATCAGAAAAATATTATTCAAAATATTTTAAATAAATTATCACTTATTTTTCCTTATCAGAATACATTTAGTCGTTTAAGTCAAATTGGATATATTATGTATATTTATTATGCGTTGTTTTATGATAAAACATATCATAATGCGTTTTGTTATGCTTATGATTTGAATCACTATATCAAAGATATATATTCTTTACAAAAAACACATATTTCCAAGAAAATAAATATGGCTACGTTCCAAGAGACATATACAAAAATGAAAGGGTCCTATTATTTAGCAAATATAAATGATAAACCTATAAAAAATAATATCACAATGGACAAACAGATTATTATTACTGGACCAAATGCCTCTGGTAAAACTACTTTG